GTGCCGGTGGCGTATACCCGGTTCACGGCCAGCGAGAGCAGGAAACCGCAAGCGGTCGCGGGTATGATAAGCGTCGCGGTGCTGCCGTCAGCCATACCTATAGCCACATTGCCCGCGCCGCCCACCTGAATGGCGCGGGTCGGGCGGGCCGGGCCGGTAGGCGGTACAAGGTCAACCGCGTCGTTTGGCGCGACCGCCAGCGCGGACTGCATCGGGCTGTCATCGTTTGTCGTGATATAAAACGGATTCATGATCGGGGATCCTTACAGGTTGCCGGCCGGGTACAGGGCGAAGATACCGGTGGCTGTGGTGCTGGTTGCGAGGATTCGAGTCGCATTCACGCGCACTATTTGGCCGGCGGAGAGGCCCGTCAGCACAGCAGTGCCACCGCCTGCCAGGTTGACGTTTACGTTGCCCGCGCCGGTCGTGTAGATGGCCGTGCAGGCGCCGCTGGGCAAGTCGGTGGCATCGCTGGGGGTTACGGCTTCGCCTTCAAACTCGGATGATTGAAACTGGCCGGGGGTGTAGGCGGGTTTGCTGAAAAGTGAACGGGGCATGGCTATCTCCTTGGGTTAGGTATATCCGCTGAAAGCGCGGGTTATGTCGGTCGGTGCACCGGGGTTGCTGCCCCCGGCTGCGGCCAGTTTTTGCGCGGTGTCGGCGCCCTGATTCATCAGCGCGGACTGCTGCGCTTGCTGCTGCGCTTGGGCGCGTTGCTGCCGCACGGCTTCCACTTGGTCGGACGGCACGAGGATATGCGGGTCGAGGCCCAGCGAATCGGAATAGATGTCCGCCCACTTGTCGGCGTCGAACTTGTCGAGGACTTCGGGCTTGAATTGCGCCACCGCGCCAAGGTTGCCGACGAATCGGTCGATGCTGTTGGTGCCGATAGCTCTCTGCGCCTGGGCCAGCATGCTGACCAGCTCGACGTTGATGTCGTGGCCTTGCAGCTCCGGGGGCGGGGGCGGCACGATGCCCGCTTTCAGTATCTGGTCGAACGTCATCTCTATGAGCGGGTCGAGCAGTTCGTTTTGCAGCCGCTCCAGCACGGGGCCCAGCATTAGCAGTTTTTCCTCATGCCGTTCGGCCACCTCAGTGGCCGTCATGCGGGCGTCGCTTTGGTTCGCCAGCATGAGGAACATATCCGCGTAGAAGCTGCCTTGAATGCGCTGGCGCACGTCCTGGATATCGGCCAGCAGGTGTGAAAGGTCGAGGTTCACCTCGAAGGCGGTTTTAATGCCGCCATTCGGGCCGGCCATATCCACGTAGCTTACGCCACCCGGCAGGGTTTCCACGTCACGATTTTTCATGCTGGTGGGTACTTGCAAAGGTGGCTTGGTCTTGTAGTCGATGCCCTGCGCCTTGCGCAGTTGCTCATGCTGTAGCTGCTTGATGTCGCCCAAGGCTTCCATGCCGGGGCTGTTGCCGTAGATGTCGCCGCCGGATACCGCCCAGCGCGGCGCCAAGGCGGGAAAGCGATTAAAGCCGGCCTCGCGCAGTACCTCGCCCTCGCTTGCGCCTACCTCGAAATAAATCGACTTCCATGCCATGTTGAGGTTGTCGCGCTTGGTCGGGTCCCGGTCGGTTCGAGGCTCGATGCAATGGATGATCGTTACCCAGGCGTCGAGGCTACCACGGTCGTACAGGTTTTTGACAGCGTTGCTTACCTTGTCTATGCCGAATTCGGCGACGACCTCGTGGACGGTTTTCTGGAATTCGCGGTATAGCGTGGTCACCCCGCCCTTCCAGTCGGTCGCAATGCAGTATTCGCCCGTGGTCAGCGGATAGTGGTGGATGATGTTCTTAAAGTCGGGTACTACGATGCTGGCCGCTGTTCCAAACGCGCCCAGCTCCTCGTACATGGAGTGCAGCGCCCGGTAGGTGTTCGAGCGCTGGAAAATGGCGTGCATCAAGTCACTTACATCGTTCAGCCACAGCTTGACCGGATCGTGCTTCATCAGGTCCGCGTCAGCCGTCGCCAGTCTGAACCAGGGGCGCGCCGGGCTAGTCATGCCCGACATCATGCCAGCCGCGAGCACGCGCAGTGCGCGCGTGCCTGTACTGTCGTAGATGTTGTTGTGGCGCCGGTTTCCCCGGTTGCGATCCTGGATGAAGAAGCGGCCGGAACGAGGCAGCAGGTAGTCGCTTATCTCTTTCCAGTGCGCCCACCAGGTTGCCCGCTCGGTCTTGAGTTGGCCCCAGCGCGTGAGCAGTTCGGAGCGCGGGGTTTTATCGGCCATAGCTTATTGCCCCAGTAGGGTGTTCTTGCCTAGATTCAGCGTGCTGGCGTCCACGCCGGCCGGTCCGGTCAGCATCGTGCCGGACTCCCCAGCTCTCCCCGCCTGACCTGCTGCCGAGAGAATGGCAGAGGTGTCGGGGTGTTTCTGGTTGGCTCTGTTCTGCGCCTGGTCGGCGGCAGCGGCTTGCCTGTTGGCATCGGCCAGCGCTTGGTTCTGCGCATCTCTCTGGGCGTGGGCTGCGCGCTCGCCTGAGTAGATGCTATAGGCCGCGCTGACAGCGGCGATGGCGGTAACCGCTCCAGACATCTCATTCCCCCGTAATAACAAAATGGTTAATCGCATCGGGTTGGCGTGACAGCAGCATATGCGCATCCTCCGCAAACTCATCCTCCGCATCCGCCACCGTCTTGGCGCTTGTGGCGAACACCATGGTCAGGTGCGTGTCCTCATGCGCGTAAAATGCTTGCTTGCGCCCACGGGCACCGGCGAGCACGTGGTGGCCGCGCATCGTGACGGCGCCCACGCCCGTGGAAACCGTCGCGTTCCCATCCATGATGAGCAGCGTCGGTACACGTATAAGCGCCCCGGTCAGAACGCACCCGGCCGGTATCGTGATAGTCCGCGCGTACATGCCGCCATGCAGAACGTGGTGCGTTTCGACGGGCGTCTGTGGCAGCTTTCTAAGCTCATGCTCCAGCCGCCGCAAGCGGTCCACAACGGGCTCCGGCGTGGCGGGCAGCTTATCGACCGCTAAGACCACATCGCTCATGCTCATGCCAGCCCCCGAAAGAAAACCCGATTTGTTTCACGCCACCCTTTCGTCTTGCCCATCACTTCCGCTAAGCGGCTACCCACAGGCGCAGAGATGAATAACCCAACGGCTCCTATGCCGCGCGCTATGCGCTCCGCTTCATTCCGCAACATCAGGCCCGCGCCACTCTTGCGCGCGGCGCGCGCCACGAAAAAGCTCTCCGTCGTTGCGATAGTCACCCCGAAATGGGGCACCACCGACACCAGCAGCACCAGGAATCCGACCATAGCCTCGCCATGGTAGGCGCACAACAATTTCGCTACCCCGGCGGCCTCCAGGGCCTCATACATGCGCCATTGCGGGTTGGCCGGCCCCAGCTCCGCCGTCGTGGATTCGGCGGCGTACTCCGCCCCCAGCTCGGCGATATTCGGCTCTTTCTCCAGTTCCGCGAAAGCACAGGGTCTAACGATGGTTTTGCGCACGTCCACCTTCTCCTAGGTTTGCGAGCATCGTAGGCGGCGGGTTTTCAGGTACGTGCACCATGCTGAAAAGAAAAGCGCCCGGCTGGCCGAAGCCAAACCGAGCGCGCCACGTTTTAGCGTGTCGTGGCTAACACGTCTTCATGGCATCATCGATTGCGGCGTCCACCTTCTCTCGGCATTCGTTGAAGTACCGTGGGGCCAACCACCCGGCGGCCGGGGGTATTTTGCAATCCAGAAATTCATGCCCAACGCGCATCGCCAGCGCGGCGCGGGGTTCCCCGCCGGACATCCGCGCTTTGTAGAGTACCTGCATACGGTCGCGCAACCAGCGGTAGCGGGCGGCGTCCTGCTCCGCATCATCAACCGGGCCTTGCGCGATAGGCGTTGTCATTTCGTTTCCTTCTGTTCCGGCGCGATGCCTGTTACGTTAGAGCTAGGCACCATCGCCCACGCGCGTATCACAAGCTGCCCGTCAAGCCGCGCATCCTGGATAGCCTTTACGTTTTCTGCGCCATAAGCAATCAAACAGCTTGCGCTTGCCGGGCTGCTATTCTTCGTTCCATCGGGCCTATGGCACGCTACCCGCCCTTTGAAGAAAAACACCGCATCCGCCGCGCTCCACACATCATCAAAAAACATTTCCGTTTCTGTCCTCGTGTAGATAAAAGCAATTCCGTTGCCGTGTTCTCTCAGACGCTTAATCCATTTCCGTGTTGCGCTTCCGTATGGTGGATTGAGCCAAACCCGCCCTTTCCATTCTTGCGCAAGTCCGTCATCCTCGACCGTGTAATGACGTTTTGCCATATCCCACGGCCTGCACTTCGGCGCGGACGGGTCAAGATCAAATTCACCAAGCGCTTTAATTAACCACGGCGGGGATAACCAAACATCCGTTGTTTCTTCACCCCGTACGTCATAAACTTTTTCACTCATATACTCTCCAAAAAGTGACTAACAAATCATTCCAGCGGGGCGGGCGGCGTCCTGCTCCACACTTTTATCCGGAACTTGTGCGATAGGCGTTGCCGCTCCGCCGCTCACTCCCACGTTATGCACCAAATGCCCAAGACGCTGAAACACCCAGGGCGGCGTGTACCAATCCACGTTTGAGCCGTTCCTGTCTTCGTGCGAAAAACCAAGTTTCATCGCATCCCCTATGTTGGTGTTCGCTTCCGAAGCCCGTGGGTCAAGTGGCGTAGGGATCATATTCCCGGCGCTGTTTGTCTTTGCCCAGGACAAGGGCGAGGGCGCGGCGCTTGGGTGTATCAATCAGGGCCAGCACGTAGGCGCTGCCGTAGTCGGGTGAGCGCCCGATTTTGGCTATGATCTGCTCCCGGCTCGCCACGTAGAGGGTGGACCCCGATAGCTCCCACGTAGGCGCGCACAGGTCGGCGAGCAGGCGCGAGTCTTGCGGCAGAGCGATGCCCGTGTTGTTGGCCGGGTCCAGGGCCTCGCGCATGCGCCACCACAGTTCGCTGCGCAAATTTTTGAAGCGTAGCCGACCCGACTTGTCGGTGCCGGTAGCAGACTCAGCCACGTTGACGCCGACCACCTGCTGGCCCGCATCGTTCAGGAAGTCATAGGGCGACGACCCCACGCCTATCACGTCGATATGGATCACCGCCTGGTCGCGCATCGCGGCAATCGTTAGGCCCGCAACGGTCGGGCCGTCGGGTGTCGTGCTGCCGGGGTAGACCAGCGGCTCATCGAACCACATGCCATGACGGCGACCAATGATGGTGCTGTCGCGCCCGCCTCGCGCCACGTCCACGCCCAGCGAGTCCATTGGTGCGAGCTTATCGGGCCGCTTCCACCGGGCTTGGGCCGCTTCCACCCATGCGGTCGGGATAACTTGCCACGGGTCATCCTCGATGCCCGCCTGGAAGTCGCCATAGAGCATCTGAGAGCGCAACGGCTCAGGAAGGGACTGCAGGGTCGCCATGTAACCGGTCCCCACGAGGTAGGGGTTATCCGAAACGCGAGAGGGGATGAACGTGCGGCTCATCGGCTTGATGAGGTCGGTGCCGTGCCGGAATGCCTCGCCGCTGGCGACTTCGACTTCCTCGCCATCAATCATGGCAAACCATCGCAATTCGCCGGGCTGGGCCGGATTGGGGTATTTTGGGTCGAGCCAGGGGGCGAAGAAGGCCACGATCCACCGGCCATCCGCCGCGGTTGGCGGGTTGAAGGTTAGCAGCGCCTGGCAGCGCTGGCCTTGAATTGTGGTGCGCAGCCAGCCGAGCAAGAATCGCACCTGTGACTCAAGGAAATTGGCCGCCTCGTCGAACACCAGCAGGTCGTGGGGGCGGCCTTGATAGCGCGCCTCGTCGCCCAGGTTTGGCGCGCTGCCGAACTCAATCTGCTTGGCAGGCAGCCGCCAAATGCGCTCCGTCCCATTGTAACCATCGCGGCTGCCGATTAGCTCGGTAAATCGGTCGATGATGCCGGTTAGCTGCGTGGCCTCACGTCGCAGGACGAGCACCTTCTGGTGCTGGGTCAGGGCCTTCCCACACGCGAGGTCGGTCTTGCCGCCACCGGCCGCGCCGCCGTAGCCGATGATGTCAGCCGCCGAGTTGTAGGCCATCGACTGCGGGCCTGGCAGTGGGCGCCATACCGTCGTATCGGCAGCGATAAGCGCATCCAGCTCGGCGAGTTCTGTGGGCGTCAGATAGCCCAGCAGGGCAGGGTCAAACGAGGTCGGAGGCATCGCCTTCCTTGCGCGCTTGGGCGTTGGCAAGGATGGCCGATATCTTCGCCGCGCGCTCGGTATCAGTAATCTGAACAGGGCCGCCATCAGCCCCGGTCAGTTCCATGGCGGTGCGGTCGCCGTACTTCTTCGGGGCCAGCTTGGACAGTAGCCATTTGCGGGTGTCAACCTGCAGCCTGCGATGGCCCAGCATGTCCTCGCGGACTTCCTTGTAGCCGTCGCTGCTCTCCTCGCGGCGCACGCCCTCAACAGGCGTGTCGGATATGGCGAGGGTTTCCTCCGCCAGTACATCGAGGCCAATCGATCTCGCGCGAGCGTAAGGCGTGTAAAAACCTTGCACGTTATCTAACGCCCAGCCGCGAACCGTCGCCTCATGCGGCATTCCAGCATCGCGGCAGATTGCGCGCAGCGACTCGCCTTGGGCCAATCGCTCACAAATCAATGCCGCTACTTCCGGCGTGTAGATTGAGGGGCGTCCTCTAGTTTTCATGGTGCTCACTCCGTCCTACTCATACCCGCTCATTCTACCCAATCAGCCCTTCGGCATGTGCACTTTCTTAAAGTTCATCGGGGTTTGCCCCCGGCGCTCATACCGGCAAATCCGGCCAATCGCCTCCCGGCTGACCTCGAACTTCCGGGCCAGGGTGGTGTAGCTCATGCCCGACTTGTGCAGCGACCGGATTAGCTCCACCTCGGCATCCGTAAGTTTTGCATTCGGATGATCTTCCCCGATTCGTAAACCGGCCTCGTTCACCGCCACATTTCGTCCACTCATGGCCTTACCTGTAAAAAAAATTGCTTGCACCTTCTACACCTCCAAAAACGCTAGTTTTCCTATTTCTCTATATATTTTTTTTTCTCGCGGGAGATTGATATAGAAAATAGTGTTTTATAGGGTGCAGCAGGTGCAAATCATTTTTCAAAGTTCGCTTCCGATCAAACGCAATCCGCGAATAGTTACAAATCTGCGGCGTTTTGCGCCTTCGACCGCTTCGTGTTTATCAAAACGCGCAAAAAAGGGCACGCATCTTTCCAGCTCAAAAAGGAAGCGATTTTTTGCAAGCGGGTGGACCCCACCCGTTTTGCACCAATTGGAATAGGCCGGATACAATCCGCCGCCGAATGGCGTGCTTACTTTTTCCTCAAAATCTGAGCCCAGTTCGCATTCCTCGTTGATGAACTGGAGCACCCTATCCTGCTCCGTCTGATAGCTCTTCGATGCCTCCAGCACCACGTCAGGCGGGTTGAGGCCGTCCCGGAACCAGTCCACCGCACCAACGACGATCCAGGCTAATACGCCCTCTTTCTCGGCGGCCAGGTGCTCGGCAATCCGGTTATCCCGCAGGCACGTTGCTACGCCGCTTGCCACCTCGTCAGGCGTGCCAAAGCGGGCCTTGAAAGGCACCAACATGACGCGCCGCCATATTCCTTCATCCTGCCCCTTGATCACTGGCTTATAATTGGTCAGCAGTTGCAGCTTGTGTGTTGGCAGGAACTCAAAGAAATCGCCGCGCATATAGCGGGCCTTGATCTTGTCGCCACCCGTGGCCTGCTTAACGAAATCCTCGCGCAGCACGCCCCCCTCGCCAGTCTCGTGCGCTGTAACCAGGCGCCGCCCGGCAAGGTCGGCAATCTCGGTCGGGTGCCGGTCGTGGCTATTGCTCATGAGCAGCCCCGGCGCGGCCGTAGCGGCGTAGTCGCCAAGCACCTCGGACACAATGTCAATCACCGTGCTCTTGCCGTTGCGGCCCCGCCCATAATGCACGGCAAATTTTTGTTCGCGCACCGAGCCCGTGGCGCAGTAGCCGAACCAGCGTTGCAGGAAGCCCGACAACGCCCGCACGGGTTTGCCTTCCTCACAGGCCACCCGAGCGATGACGGTTTCAAATAGCGGAGCTTTGGCCTCGGGCGAGTAGGGCAGGCTAATGCACCGGGTCAGATAGTCGTCGGGGTCGTGGGGGCGTAGCTTGCCGGTGCGCAGGTCGACCGTACCATTGGCGCAGTTGAGCGCCCACGGGTCGGCGTCGAGGTATTCCGCCTTCACGGCCAGCATGCGCTTTGCCAGCCCCAGCGCGGCCTCGATGGCGCCGCGCATTTCAGATTTTTTGGCCCAATTGATCAAGGCGTCGGCGATCTTGTTGTTCTTGTCCCGCTCTTCCGATGTATCGGCTTTCTTCGCGCGCCATTGGTCTGCTTCGGTGTGAACAACCTTTGATAGATTCATGGCGAAGCGATACACCGCCGCGTCATCCTGCGCCCAATGTGTACCCACCCAAGCGAACCAACGGTCGGCAGATACCATGAGCCGCTGCCCGTAGCGTTTAACGATGCGCACCGCATTGGCTTGGTCGGTCGTGAGGTGTTGCGCTTCTGGGATTCGGATTTTATTACCCGCTTCGGGGGAGTCATCCCCGCCCACCGCCTCGAAGTCATCCTCGACGGGATCGATGCCGATTTTTGAAAGAAATACCGATTGGGGCACGTCGCGGCAATGCGCGTGCTGGCAAACAAATGCCCCATTGGCATAACCGCCCGTATGCGCCGGGTAGTAAACCGTCGCCGTCGGGCCTGATTCCTGAGTGTGATTTTCCGACAAGGGGCATTCAATGAACAATTCCCCTTTCTTGCCGACCGACTTAATCATTTCTCGGTCCGCCA